ATGATCGGACAAACGCGCGATATTGTGAAAGGAAAGGGCGAATATACATTGGCGTATATGATGATTTGGGAATGGTATAAATTCTTCCCGTCATTGGCGCTTTATGCTCTACAAACGTTCGTTTTATGCGACGTAGTCGAAGGAATTGCACAAAAACCGTACGGCTCTTGGAAGGATATCAAATATTTCTGCAATTCTTGTAAAGTATATTGCAATGCACCGGTCGACCATCCTCTTATTCAACGCGCCATTCGCTTGATGAATGCACAATTGCGTGCAGACGATGCGTCTGTCGATAACAATCAATCACTCGTTGCCAAATGGGTTCCGCGTGAAACATCTAATAAATTCGGATGGTTAACCGTGGAATTGGCGACTGACTATTTCCCGGAGTATATGGCTTCGGCAAAAACGGAAGATTCTCGCAAAAAAGCCATTCGCAAATGCTGCGCGAAATACCGGGAATTATATACTCGTTTAAATAAACGTCTCGATACTATTCAAATAAAACAGTGTGGTAAAAATTGGGCCGCGATCGATCACGCGAAAACGACTTCTATTACTATTTCAAAACAAAAACAAGCATTGTTGAATGTTGATAAAAATGGTAATATCCGCTGCGATACATTGGACCGCATTCAATGCGCTACTAATTTCAAAGCCCATATTGAAAATACGATCAAATCGGGTGGCGAGATCAAAGGTGCCTGTATCGGTATGGAAAATTTCGCTCAGCACGCGATTCATATTGTTGAGCGAGAGTCTGACGAAACATACGATTCGGCCATTTTGCAAATGGAAAAGGATATTTTGAACTCTCAATGGCGGGACAATGCGAAATCAACCGGAAATTTGGGTAAGATGATTGCGATGGCCGATATGTCTGGATCAATGGAATGGGAGGGTGGAAATGCATATCGATGTTGCATTTCATTGAGTTGCCGCGTTGCTGAAAAATCAATACTAGGTAAACGCGTAATGACATTTGCCGGAGAACCCAAATGGGTGAATTTGGATCATTGTGAACATTTTACCGACATGGTTGGTACGATTCTCCAAATGAATGAGACGACTGGCACAAATACCAATTTCTATGCGGCTTTGAGACTGATTTTGGATGCCATTGTAGAAAAAAAAATACCGGCTTGCGACGTGGAAGGATTGATTCTTGCGATCTTCAGTGATATGCAAATCGATCAGGGTGATGAGAACTGGAAATCGATGTATGCCGGCATTGAACAAATGTATCACGATGCTGGAATGCGATTATGGGGTGTACCATTTCATCCCCCACATATTCTCTTTTGGTGTTTGCGTCTAGGTAATGGATTTCCTACGTTGTCTACTCAAAAAAACGCATCGATGATGAGCGGATTTAGTCCTGCCTTGTTGAATCTATTTTGCGAAAAAGGGATTGACGCATTGGCTCAATCCGATTCGTGGCAAATATTGGACGAATTGTTATCCGATGAACGTTATGCACCATTATTTATTCGATTTTCGGAGGAAATGGCATAAATTTGACCAATTAATTGTTAAATGAAACCAAAATATACCGTTTTCCATTTGTTATCGGTATTGCTTCGTGATAATGTGATATACGTCCCGGATGCAATAACATATACCCCGCTTGTTTATTTAAATATGTAATATTCTTTGATATAAATCGAACACCACCTCCTTCATATTCTGTATGATTATTTAATGCTATATTTATTGTATAAACGGATGCATCGTGATGAGGTTTCAAACTCGTTTGGCCTCCCGATGTCGTAGCATATTTTGCGATAAAAGCAATATTATAATCTTTCGTCAAATATTTGTATAAATGGCTTAATATTTTTTTCATATATTTTTTAGTTACATTTGTCCAATAATTGTGTAAACCCAATTGATTTAAATGAATATCTTGTGTTGGTATCTCTTCTATTTTATTTAATCGACCATCGACTTGAGTTGGGTCAGTATACACACCTGCTGACCAATTTCCTTTTTTCTCAGACAATTCGATCAAATATTTACAGAATTCTGGTGTAAAAAATGGAATTGACCATATATCTGAACCAATCTCTTTAAAAATATGAGATCTTTCGTTATTGTTGTTATTGTTGTTATTGTTGTGAAAAAAATCATAAAAATCGGGATGTAATATATTTTCCTCGCTCCAACCATCAACCTCATTGTCGAAATTCTCATTTTCGGAAATTTCGATAATATATCCATAATTTTTTTGGTTGAATAAATACATTGATTCGTTTTTATTCCTCAAATTGGCACATAATGCCATATCAATATCTTTGTATTTCGAATGTACAAACAAATTTTTATGATGGAATATATTTGATTGAAATAGCATATTTCCTGTAATATATGGCACATTCCATACATTTACAATATTGCGATTCAAAATATCAATATAATCGCTCGATCGTTTGTAATAACCGTTATTGTCCATGTTTCCCCAAAAGTTTGATAAAAAATCGTTTTCGTTTTTGCGAATCATACCAGAAGATATCGTTTTGTCCAAATAAATACAATCTTTTAGTAAAGACGCCTCGTTAATAACATAATTCGATTTTAAGAACCAAATGTAATCATAATTCGGATAATATGAATAAACATCATTATATGCTTCCAATTCAGATAAATGTATAACATTGTACTTGTTGTTTACAATCTTTTGGTTCGTATAAATATGAATATCCAATAAATTCGAATCATACTCGATTTTATCTAGATATAAAAGCATTTTTTGATAAATATTGCTATATATCATAACGTTTATACGGACTTTTTTCGTATACATTGTTGTCGATGTATGCTTCATCTTAAATCCATAATGTTTTGAAATGTTGTTTAAAAAATAATTTTCATACTTATTTAATAAATAAGGATTCTCTTTGCCGTGTATTAAAATGGATTTTACTTCAGGTAAACTGATTTCTTTATTATCAATATACGTTGATGGTAAATAATATGAAACTCCTTCGAACTCCTTCACTAAAGTTTCGGAGTTAGGTCGCTCACCTACGCTTACATTCGGTAGCCGGCTCGCTCCAACCCCTTCACGAACTGCAGATTTATTCGCATTAATAATCTGTTTGAGATACTTATTTTTTCCACAAAACACGCATTCTCCGCTTTGAAATTTCTCTAATAATTCTGTTTTGTTATTAAAATTAGAGGAAAATGTTTCGTCTTTATTGTTGTAGATTTCCCGCGGATTATTTAAAATAAACGTATGATTGGGGTCAACCAATATAATGATTTTTTCATCATCAATGCGAGCAATTTCATCCATAAGTTGGTCGCTTTCATCGACGTTTTTGTAATTCACCGACATTTTTTTGCATGATTGTTCAAACCGGTTAATAGACGAAAGAGAACAATTCTTATAACATACTAAAGCCAAAAATGTACTTTCGAAATTATAATAACTGCTATGAAATGTACTCGATTCTAAAAATGATCCATCAACGATATTAATAAAACTGTCCACCAACGAATAAGCGATCAAACGGATATCAAACTCCTTCACTAAAGTTTCGGAGTTAGGTCGCTCACCTACGCTTACCTTCGGTAGCCGGCTCGCTCCATTATAATATGATTTGTATTGTTGCAAATAATCGGCATCATATAACGTGGGTAAAAATTCATCGACTACGATTAGATTATCCAAATATTTACTGTTTAATAATTTTTCTACACCTTTTCTGGTCAATAAATAGCCGCACGTCCAATAACTTGCTTTACTATTTATAAAATTGGAATCATAATTTGTCTCATTATCGCGTTTCAAAGGTTTTCGTCGAATATATACAATATCTGCATTCGCTGGATATTGGAGTAGATTATTATATTGTTCCTCGAAATTGTCTGTAAATTCAACGTCATCTTCTATGAAAATGGCGTGTGTTTTATTTGAATCATTAAATGCCAGCCAGCAATCATAATGAGATAAAGCACATCCTATTTCGCCCGTTCGAATGCCGGTTTTCAAATAGGGATCGAACCATGTGGGGCAAATTTTAAAGGAATATTTTGATAGGACCGATGGGTCCGAACCATCCACTGCCGTTTTAAATATAATGTTCAAATGTTTGTCTATTGATTTTTCTTTACAATTTTGCTCCAATTGTTGTTTTTTTTTTAAATCTCTTTCTAAGTTGATAACATAGGTATCTGTGTTTAATGTATTTTGGAGCGAGCCGGATATGATAGTCATATTTTTATTATACAATTATAACAGAATAATTATATTGTATTATTACGAATTATAATATAATTTCTTCATTCGAACACTTATCTTCACTTCGCTCCAAACTCATTCGACTACGTATTCTGAGTTTAAACGATTTCCTACGACTACCGTCTCCTGAAATCTCCAAACACTTGATTTTTAGTGTATGAGTTGCAATAATTTGCAAAATGTGTTATATGAAATGTGTTTTTGCAATTCAGTCCCCATCTTAGGATTGTATTCCATAATATCTGTTGCAAAATGTGTTTTTGTATTTTGTCGAATCAATGTTGTTATATATGATATTTGTGGTAAAGTTAATCCTTTTTTTACCGGCGTACCCGTCGAAGACATTATTTTCGAATCTAATACATCTACGTCGATCGATAAATGTACCGGTTTATCGCGCACAAATATGCGTATTTTTCTATCCATTGCTTCTGGGTTATCTTGGTAATCTGTTGAAGTAATACATTTTATCTTATGCATTTTTATAAATTCATCTTCTTCTGGTTCCGTACTACGGGTTCCAATATACAAGATTTGTTCGGGCTGTAATTGAGGGATTCCTTTAAATTTATGTGTCATTAAAAAACGAACAACCATACCGTGCATATTTTTACTCGGCGACGATTCTTCGGTATGTATATCAGTATGTGCATCCATCCAGACCAACCGCAATTGACTTCCGTATTTTTTCAATGAAGACAATACTGTTCCAAAACTACTTAAATGGTCTCCACCAACAAATATCGAATGGGCTTGGGTCGAAATCAAATGATTTGCTTTGTCGCATACAAGTAATGTTGATTGTATTGTATCCGTGAAGACAGAAGCAGGGATGGTTTCTATTTTATACGTTTTGGCGCTTGCAGGTAAAGCCGTTTGCAAAAAGGTTTTGGAGATTCTTACCCCATTACTATTTTTGTTTTTATTTCCTGTTGAATTTTGAATCAAAAGTATGGTTGGCATTTTGATTTGGTTTATGGTTTATGGTTTATATTATAATATATTTTAATATATTTTATAATATTTTTATTTTTATTTTTATTTTTATTTTTATAATTTATTATTGGATATTATTATATCATTCCATTTTTCATAGCACGAATTACGAGTTAAATGTAATTTACTAAATTGATAAGCATTTTCTGCAATTTGCAATCCTTTGTCATAATTATCTATGCACCATTTAGTTTTTTCAATTAAATCAGTAAGGTCTCTTTTTACAGGAATATAATGTTCCCATTCTTTTAAATATTCAAAGAAAAATTCTTTATGTGGTCTATCTACAATTAATAAAGGTCTATGTGACCAGAGTAGATGTTTAAGTCGTCCAGAATATCCGTTCCCCTCAATATCTATTAATATGCTATATTTTTCTACTAATTCAGGGGTTGATAAATATTTCGTAGCATCAAGCATTATATTACCGGAATTTACCCAATTCATATCAAAAATATCAAATAAATCTTTATTATTATTACTGATTTCTAACAATGTTTTTCTCATAAAATTTGTATTAGTATTTCCTATCCAACCAACTTTGTGTATCTCATAATTATTTAACCCAGCAGTATCTATGTCTTTAACAAATTTTTCATAATCATTTATGCCTACTTGCGGCCACGAATGAAAATTAAAATCTGGAATTAAATTATTATAGCTATTTTGTTTGCTATAAGTATAATCATTACTATTATTCTCATAGTCTCCTGTATGTATTTTTAATTCCGTAAAATCATTCCAATTATATATTTCATCTGCTTTTTTAATACACCAAAACGTTGAAGGATTACGTGTTTCATATCCACCAAAATCGTTAAAAATTAAAATTCCATTTTTTTTTGAAACACAAAATGCCATTTTGTTTATATATTATAAAATAATAATATATATTTTATAATACGTTTATTTATTTTTCGGCCAAATACATATTCGCATTCCCGCCAATTTTTATAATTCTATATCCTAAATCATTTTTGATATAATTAAAAAGGGGTTCATTTTCATAATTGGACTCGAACAATATTTTGGGGTAATTTGAACGTTTTAATGTTTCATTTGCACCCTGAAGGACGAATAATTCGTTCTCCTCCACATCCATTTTAATAAATCCCACATTGTCGAGATTATAACTGTCCAATGTTCGAATCGTTATCTCTTCCTCTCTCAAAATTTTCGATTGTGCGTGTATAGATGAACCTCCTCCATCATTGCTTACAATTTTGAGTGTTGTTGTTCCTACTTGTTCTGGAGCACCCAATCCCACATTCATACATTTTACATTTGTCAGATTCGACAGAGCAACACTACCACATAATGCATAATATGTCATTTGTTGTGGTTCAAAACTATACACTTCTTTTGCTTTATCCGCAAGACAAATTGTATATGTTCCTGTATGAGCACCAATATCTAAAAATGATTTATCATTTGAACATAATTGTTTGGCCCATTCGATCAAATGATTTTCGAAAAGCCCACGTGATGCGTAATATTCCAAATTGGTTTGAGGCAAAATAAATGTTTGCGGTGAATTTGTGTATATGATTTGGTTGTTTGCGTTATCTGCAATGTTCGTGTTTGCTGGCTTCGTCAAAATAAAATATTTGGTTGACATTTTATAAAATAAATATAGTTATGTATTTATGTATTTTATGTGTTTTATGTAATTTATTTTTTAATCAATTATAATAGTCATTGGTGGAAAATGTGCATCCGAACCTCCGCTATCAATTCGGGGTCTGTTTGGTTCTCGGACAGCAGATTTATGTAAATGTATTATCTTTATTTGCATACATGGGTTTTGTATTTTTACGTTTGCTTTAGATAATATTCTTACTAATCTATGTTCAGCACCCCAATTGTTTTGAACATGTTCTATGTCTTTATAAAAAATGCCCTCCAATGGTGAATTAAAAATAAAACTGTCATGACTAAAATTATTTTCATATCGTTCTATTTCAGGCGATGTCATATCGTGTTCGTGCCGTGTTAATGCAAATAATAGATTTTTTTGCGAAACCAACATATCAAGTAGCGCATTTTGACATTCTTTTATGTAAATATCCGAATTTGTTATCATACATACTTTCCCATGCAATTTTTCATTTGCATATCGAAAAAAATCCGAATATAACGGTTTTTTTCCAATATCAATAATAGATATTTTTTCGGTGCGTACTTCATTTTCGAATAATAAATTTATTTTTTTAAACGATTCGTAATCATCAATATATAAGTGTATTTTTTCAACAAACGGAGATTGTATATTATTTGTTAAAGTATCTACCAATTCTTGATTTCTATCATTATTATTTGCGTTATCTATTTTTGATATGTAAAATGATGTTATGATATTTATCAAGCGAACTTCTTCGCCCTTGATGCGCAGGTGCTCCGGCTCGCTCCAATCTCCGTTTTTCTCCAAATGTACTAATATACTATCATCTATTAAATTTGTGTTATTTCTACCTCTATCGCTTTTATTTAAAAAATAATAATGGTTGAAAAATGCATATTTTTCATTTACATCATATGCTGGATTTCCATATGATATTTTATGTGTACAATATGTAATTACATTTTTTGGTATAACAAAACATTTTTCGCGTCCTTGTTTTGTTATATTATCACAATTAAATATTTTCAAAAATTGACTATTAGATACAGGTAAATTGTTTGGATTGTAAAAAAATTTATTTAATAAACTGAAACTGCCTATTTCATTTACATTTATATTTTCTTTTATTATTAATTGTTCAAAAAAATAGTGTATTTTTGACACTTTGTTTGGAGCGGCATAGTTGACTAACTCATTATGCATACCTTGTATATTTACATATTCATCTATATCAAAAAGACCAATATATTTACTATTTCTAAAAGCGTAAATCGAGTGATTTTGTTGTGTTGTTTGAGCACTATTACCGCTCATATAATATGGATATGCCCATCTTATCAGTAAAACTATTTTATTTTTTATGTACTCGTCTAGTATAGTAGATAACGTAAAATGAATACTATTATCATAAATAATAAATCTTGATATACCTAATCTTAAATGATAATCAATCCATGACAGTATAAAATCATCTTCATCTTTTACAATAGTTGAAAATATAATTTCGTCATTAAATGTAGGATATTTATTAACAATTGTTTCTATAATATAATCATTAATCATTAATCTTATGTTTTGATCGTATTCTACATTTACACTATAAACGAGTGTGCGTTCGAAAGGGCATTTGTATAAATCAAATGTTAATATGTTGTTTCCGTCTGAAATATATTTAATGGTATGTGGATTTGACATATATGGTGTAATAATAATAATTTTATTGTTATCATTATGAAATATATCATATATGTTAAACGAATCAATACAAATTGGTTGGAGGTAATTCATTGTATATAATATATACACTGTATTTTTTATATATAATTTATATACAATTTTATATTATAATTCATTTTTTAAAATATATATATTCGGTATTTTTTTGTTTCGAGAATTCCAACCATAATTTTATTTCCGTGATGAGGATGATATCAATTGTAGCAATTCGTCTACTGGTAGTTTTTATTGTTTTTTATTTTTATGTAAAACACATAAAAATAAAATCGCTCTATGCAGGACTCGAACCTACGACCTTCCGGTTAACAGCCAGATGCACTACCAACTATGCTAACAGAGCATTTTTTTATAAACTTCGATACTATCCATTGTGTCGCGTATCATTTACATTTATTGTAGTTTCTTTATATCGATTCGTATCTAAATAATGAAAAACCGTTTCGCTCGTTCATATATTCAATTTCTTTCCAATTTGGTTGATTCTTTAAAAAATCACGAATTTTTGCACATTTTGATACATTCACATCATCCAATGCTATAAATTGTTTACATCTTGGAAATAATTTTTTAAATTCATAATATGTGGTAAATTCACCGCCATCAAATAATACAAAATCTAATTCGTTTGGGATTTCATTCATTATATAAGGGGAATTATCGATATTTAATACATCGATTGAATGCCATCGCTTAAATTCGCTATTATTGGTAAATTCTGGAAATATTTCTTCGATATTCGTAATTTCTTCCGATTTTAATATACTTCCCCACAACAATTTTGTATTATTCGTCAACAAATTTGCCAGATTTTTATTCGCTGTCTCATTTTTATCTTTGTTTGTTTCCAAACTTATAAATTGAGTTGTATTATTACCCTGCAATGCCAAAAGAAAACATCGTGTGCTTCCTAATCCATTCCACGTACCAATGTCCAAAATAGTTTTAAGATCGTTTTCTTTTATATATTTCATAATACTTTTTCCTACCGGCATATCTGGACTAATTTGTCCACTCGTATTACTAGCAAAATCGTTTTTATCATTATGGCACCACATTATAATTATTTTATTATCATTTATTTAAGTTGTTTACTATTTATTGAATGATTTTTCGAAATATTTATTATTTTTTCTATTATAATATTATTTTCTTCATCGGAAGCATCATTATAAGTAATTGTATGAAACTCATGATTCATATATTTGGCAATAGGTTTTTGAAAAGATATATGACCTACTTTTGTTTGATGACATATTGCTATTATCAATGAACTTTTTGGCATAAAAATTTGATTACAAAATGCAGCACCTTCACATCCAATTATTGCCCATGCAGATGAACAAATTTGTATTTGTTCGTTTATGGAATATTTTGCAAAATCTATTTT